TAGTATCAAGTGGAAAGCTGCGTGGTTTTGATATGTACAAGTCTAATAACATTGCTGCTGCTTCTACAGCTAGTGGCAAATGTATAGCTGGACATATTTCTGCCTGCGCTACTGCACAAGCTATTACACAAACTGAGGTTCTTCGTGATCCTGACAGTTTTGGTGACATCGTTAGAGGTCTTCACGTCTATGGCGCTGATGTACTTCGTAGCGAAGCTTTAGTATCTGCTTTCTATGCAATTGACTAATCGTTAATTAAAGCAATAAAACGGTGTGAGGGAAGGAAATTCTATAATATTCTCCTTCCCCATACTTAGAAAAAAGGAAAAATATGCCACAAATATCAACAGATGCAAGACCTGTAATCTTAAAGAATAAGAAAAAAGGCAATAGAAAACTAGTAAGTGCAGGCAATAGGATGACTGCCCAAGAAAGAAAAACATACAATAAGAATTTTGACAGGATTTTTGGAAAGACCCAAAAAAACTATAATAGACAGAAAGGATAAACAATGAGTTTGTACGATAATATAAACAAAAGAAAAAAAGCAGGAACAAGTAGACCTAAAAGTAAATCTACAATAACACCTAAAGCTTACGCAAACATGGAAGCAGGTTTTCCTAAGAAAAAAAGAAAGAAAGCATATGGTGGTGGAAAACAAAAAAGAGAAATGTATTATTCAGGTGGCAGTGTTAAAAAATATAAAGATATAAAAGATAAAGTTAAAAAGTGTGATGCCAAAGCTGGCTTAAACACTATGAAGTAATATGAAAGTTAAAGCACCAAAAGGATACCACTGGATGAAACAGCCTAAAGGCGGTTATAAATTAATGAAACATAAAGGCAAGTTTGTTAAACATAAAGGTGCAACTTTAATGGCAAATTTTCCAATACAAAAGGCACATAAAAAATAATGGCAACTACTTATTTACAATTAACGAATGAGTTATTAAGAGAATCAAACGAAGTTGTTTTAACATCTTCTAATTTTAGTAGTGCTTTAGGAGTTCAAGCTCACGTTAAAGATTGTGTTAATAGAGCTTATAATGATATAGTAAGTGCAGAGCCTAGATGGTCTTTTCTTGCTACAGGAGAAAGTGGAGATACAGATCCTTTCTATGGAAACGTGTATGTTGAAACAACAGCAGGAACAAGATGGTATGAGTTAAAAGCATCATCAAGCTCAGTTACAACTGATTATGGTGCAATAGATTGGAATGATTTTTATCTTACAACTATAGGAGTCAGCGGTGCATCAACACCTTATACAAGTCAAAATTTATCTTTTGTAACATTAGAAGAGTGGAAGGATCATCGTAGAGAAGCTGAAAATATAGACGATGCAGATACTCAAACATACGGTGAACCTAAAGTTGTTATAAGAAGTAAAGACGGTAGAAAGTTTGGATTAAGTCCAATACCTGACAAAGTTTATAGAGTGTGGTTTTTTGCATGGGATTTACCTACAGCATTAGATGCACATGGAGATGCAATAGTATTTCCTGACATGTATAGTTCAGTATTATTAGCAAGAGCTAGATATTATATGCATCAATTTAAAGACAATCCGCAATCAGCAGCTTTTGCATTAGACGATTATAATAAAGGCCTAAGAAAAATGAGATCTAATTTAATGAATCCTGCGCCTAAGTATATGTCAACGGATCAAATATAATGGCTGCTTCTCAACCTTTTGCATTAGCATGTGAAGGAGGACTAGACAAGTCTTCAAGTTCTTTTGAAATGTTAAGAACTCCGGGTTCTGCTACATTGTTAGAAAACTTTGAAGTTGATATTGCTGGAGGATATAGACGAGTAAATGGTTACTCGGCTTTTGGAGGAGGAAGTGCAGCAAATCCAAGCAGTGAAGACAATATATTAGGTCTTCATGTTTATGCTGATGGAGTTATAGCTTGTTCAAGTACTAACATATATTTTAGTTTAGACGGAACAAGTTGGTTGCAAATAAATAGAGCAAGTGTTTCAGGTAGTGGAGACAACTATAGTACTTTTACAGGTCGTAGTGCTTCTACTAGAACCTCACAAAGTCTTGCACATTTTGTAACTTACGAAGGTGATACAACTTATGGAGAAGTTATAATCACTGATGAAGGATCAGGTGTAAAACCTTTTTACTTTAAAATGACAGGAACGGGTACATTAAGTAATCGAACTTACTACGCAAAAGAAATAACAGTAAGTGGAACGCACTATCCTAAGTTTTGTACGATACACGATAGGCACTTAGTTGTAGCAGGTGCAGCAACAGCACCAAACACTATATTTTATAGTGGAACAGATGATATAGATGATTTTACATCAGATGGTGCTGGAAGTATAGTATTAGATGATCAAGTAGTTGGATTAAGATCTTTTCGTGATGATCTAATTATATTTTGTAAAAATAGTATTTATAAATTAGTAAATATAAATGTATCTGGAAGCATTGCAATACAACCAATTACACAAAATATTGGCTGTTTAGATGGTAAAAGTATTCAAGAGATTGGTGGTGACTTAGTATTTTTAGCACCTGATGGTATAAGAACATTAGCAGGTACAGCAAGAATTGGTGACGTAGAGTTAAGTACAGTTACTAGATCTATACAACCTGTAATGAAAAACATTGCAGATAATATTGGAAGTTATAATGTAAGCAGTATTGTTATACGAGATAAAGCACAATATCGTTTATATTATGGAGATTCTTCTACTGGTAGTTCTTCAAGAGGAATAATAGGAACTCTAAAAACTACACAACAAGGAACACAATTTCAATGGTCTGAAACAGTAGGTATAGATGCAAGCGCTGCATCAGTTTCAGGATTTAACTCAAGCGGTGTTGAAAAATATTATCATGGTGATTACAACGGAAAAATATATAATCACGACACAGGAGACAGTTTTTTAGATTCTGGTGGATCAGCAACAAATATTGTAGCTAAGTATCAGACACCAGACATTGATTACGGAGATTTAGGAACTTTAAAAACTTTAAAATATGTAAAAGTTTCTATAACTCCAGAAGGAGAAGTTGATACAAGTTTAAGAATAAGATATAATTTTGATGATCTAGATAGTCCACAGCCTACAGATTATTCATTATCAGTACCAAAACCTTCGTTGTTTGCAACTGCAACTTTTGGAACAGCAGGAGGATATAAGTTTGGAGCAGCAACAGATCCAATAACTAGGCAATCAGTAGAAGGCAGTGGAAAAAGTAATTATTTTAGAATATTTAGCGATAATCAAAATTCACCTTATACAGTAAATGGAATATATATAGATTACGTACCTTCAGGGAGAGAATAAAAGATGGCACAAAGTTATACAAGACAAAGTACGTTCAGTGATGGAGATACCATTACTGCTGCATTGTTTAACAATGAATACAATCAATTAGTAAATGCATTTACATACAGTTCTAGTAGTGCTTCAAGCACAGGCCACAGACATGATGGTACAGCAGGACATGGCGGTAATATACATACTATTGGTGATTTAGATTTTCTTAATAAAATTGTTGTAGACAGCACAAATAATCGTTGGGGATTCTTTGTAGAAGTTTCTAGTGCTGCAGTAGAACAAATAAGATTATCTGATGGAGTTCTTACTCCTGTTACAGACAGCGATGTAGACTTAGGTACTTCTTCTTTATATTTTAAAAATGCTTATATAGATACTATTACAACTACTGGAGCTATAACAAGCTCAAGTACAATACAAGGTACTACAATTACAGCAACCACAGCATTTGTGCCAGATGCTTCTGATGGTGCTGCATTAGGAACAAGTTCATTAGAATTTTCAGATTTATTTTTAGCTGATGGAGCAGTTATAAACTTTGGAGATGATCAAGACGTATCGCTTACACACGTAGCCGACACAGGATTACTTCTTTCAAGTACTGATCAACTTCAGTTTGGTGACTCAGGTACTTATATTCATCAGTCTGCTGATGGTGTCTTAGACTTAGTATCAGACACAGAGATTGAAATTAATGCAACTACTATAGATATTAATGGTGCTGCTGATGTTTCAGGAAACCTAGCAGTTGGTGGAAACTTAACAGTTACAGGTAATGCTACAATCTCAGGCAACCTAACATTTGGTGATGCAGCTTCTGATACAGTAGCTTTTAGTGCTGATGTTGCTTCTAATCTTTTACCAAGTGCTGATAATACATATGATATTGGTGCTTCAGGTTCTGAATGGAAAGATCTGTATTTAGACGGAACAGCTAACATAGATAGTTTAGTTGCAGATACAGCCGATATAAATGGTGGTACAGTTGACGGAGCAATTATTGGTGGTTCAAGTGCAGCAGCTATTACAGGTACAGCTATTACAGGTACAAGCTTTGTAATAGGAAGTGCTGACATATCCGAAGCAGAACTAGAAACAATTGACGGAGTTACAGCAGGAACTGTTGCAGCTTCTAAAGCAGTTGTAGTAGATTCAAATAAAGACATAGGTTCTTTTAGAAACATTACACTTACAGGCGAACTAGATGCAGGCTCATTGGATGTATCAGGCGATGCAGATATAGATGGTACATTAGAGACAGATGCTTTATCAATTAATGGAACTACAGTTACATCTACAGCAGCAGAATTAAACATTCTTGATGGAGTTACATCAACCGCTGCAGAATTAAACATTCTTGATGGTGTTACAGCAAGCGCAACCGATATTAACCTTATAGACGGAATTACAAACGGAACTGTTATAGCCAGTAAAGCTATTATAACAGATGCTAACAAAGATATTACTGGTGGTAGAAACATAACGATTAGTGGTGAACTGGATGCAGCTACACTTGATATTAGTGGAGATGCTGATATTGATGGAACATTGGAAGCCGATGCAATTACTATCGGTGGAACTACACTTGCAGAAACAATTAGTGATACTGTTGGAGCTATGGTTGGCTCTAATACTGAAACTGGTATTACTGTTACTTACGAAGATGGAGACAACACACTAGACTTTGTAATCGGTACACTTAACCAAGACACTACAGGAACAGCAGACAATATTACAGTCTCTGCAAACAACAGCACAGACGAAACTGTATATCCAATATTTGTAGATGGAGCTACAGGTTCGCAAGGTGCTGAAAGTGATACAGGTTTAACATACAATCCTAGTACAGGAATGTTGACTACTACAGGAGTTACTGCAACATTTACAGGTAATATAACAGGTAATGTAACAGGTAACACAAGTGGTACAGCAGCTACAGTAACAGGAGCAGCACAATCAAACATTACAAGTCTTGGAACGCTTACAACTCTTACAGTTGATAATGTAATAGTTAATGGTACTACAATAGGACATACATCAGATACTGATCTAATAACACTAGCAGATGGAAATGTTACTATTGCAGGAGAACTTGATCTAACTACTTTAGATGTATCAGGTGATGCTGATATAGACGGCACACTTGAAGCAGATGCAATTACTGTTGGTGGTACAGCTTTAGCAAGTGTTATTGCAGGAACTACAGTAGCAAATGCAACACTAGCAGCTACAGCTACAGTATCAGATAGCACAGCAAACACTAATTTTCCTGTAGTCTTTCATGACGAGTCTAATGCACTATTAGATGATACAGGAGCTTTAAGATATAATCCAAGCACAGGAGAACTGTTAGTTCCTAAACTGACTGTAGCAGGTACAACTACTACAGCAGATACAGTAACTATGCAGGCTTCAAACGCTATTGTATTTGAAGGTGCTACAGCAGACTCAAACGAAACTACACTTAGTATCGTAGATCCTACAGGTGATCACACACAATACTTGGTTAATCAAGGTGGATATATTCCAGTCTTGGCAGCAGCTACGACAACTCAAATCAGTTCAACACCTGCAGAATTAAATTTATTGGATGGTTCGTCAGCTAATACTGTAGTTAATTCTAAAGCAGTAATTTATGGTTCTTCAGGAGAACTAGCAGGTACTTTAAGCACTGCAGCACAAACAAACATTACAAGTCTTGGTACACTCACAGCTTTGACAGGTGGAACAGGTGACTTTAATTGGGATTCAAATACTTTAGTTGTTGATTCTTCAGCAAACAGAGTAGGTATAGGTAATGCTTCACCAGATGTATCTTTAGATGCTGGTTCTAATACAGATGCAATACACATACCTAGTGGTACAACAGCACAAAGACCCGGAAGCCCTGCAGCAGGTTATTTTAGATATAACTCTACTACAGGAGACTTCGAAGGTTATACAGATGCTTGGGGTGCAATTGCTGGTGGTGGTGGTGGAACTGCTCCTGCTATAGATACTATGACAGGCGATGGTTCTGATACTACACTTACACTTACTTCAGCACCTGCTAATGAAAATGCAACGGTTGTTACTATTGATGGTGTTGTACAGCACAAAAGTACTTATTCAGTATCTAGTAATACTTTAACATTCTCAGAAGCTCCACCAGACGATACGGCTGTAGAATGTATTACATGGGTTAAT